ATGGCAGGAAAAAAGAAATTATACGACAATACTGATTTACACGGCATTCTATCAGGTTACAAGTTTTTGAATCAGTTTACTAAAGAGGCTTTAGATATTATTGATGAAGTCATTACAAAAGAGTTTGAAGGCACAACTAGCCGTACTAAGGTAAGTAGATTAGAGATCCTAAAGCTGGTTTTAGAGTGTCCGATGATTGGTATAGAGGAAGTAAAAGTAAATGTGAATACACGCCGCCAGAATCGCATGAAATGGAACGAAAAGCCGCTAAACAAATCAATGCTATACAATTATAGAAACATCGCTACAAAGGCCGCTCAGGAGCTTTTAGAGGCATACAACCACGGCGTTATGATCAAGTACCCATTAGATGGGGGTGCACGCCAGCTAAATCAACATGAAAGAAAGAAACTACACCAGATGATGCGAGATGGTACAAGTCTAGGGAGCATTAAGGCCTACATTAATGCACTATAAATCATCTTTCCAACTGTTTAGCGTGGGAATCATGTTGATGGAAAGATGGGGCGAAAACAGGGCAAAAAACACCGCTGTAAGCCGCATTTTACCGTTTAAACGGGGGGCAAAATGGCATCTTTCCAACCTATTATAATTATCCTACTTTCTAATGGAAAGATGAATAACATATATAGCATACGCCATATCTATTATTCAGAGGGATAATAGCTAATCCGCTAAAGCGTCTTATCTATTATCCCTATAAAAAACACATAAGGGTATCACTTTGCGTATTCCTCGCTATCGCTACGGATTCCCGCAAGCGTTCTCCCTTCGCTTTGCTCGATTGTAGATACTCAAAAGATACTACTCAAAGTCAATTATCCAAAGTCAATTATCCAAAGTCTTTATGAGTCGCCACGCAGTGAACCGCTGAAGTTGTGAACGAGTCGCCGCCCGCACGCCCAAATAACTAACTATAAGGAACTACTTATGAAAAATATTAAATGGTCAACACTACGTAAACATATAAAGAATCAGGGAGTCCGCAGTGACGGACTCTATAACGGCCCTAAACACTCGCCATTAAGTGATACGCCGCCAGTGGGAGAAAGTAAAGTAATCCCTATTGATTTTCATGTACCTCATGCGAAATTCTAATATGTACTAAAAAAGGAGAACAGGAAAGGAAAGAGCAATAACCTATTGAACTATTAACATTCTTTATCTGGTATGATAAGATTTTAACTTTAGTGCTACACACATAAGGAATAGTAACGCATGAAAAATAATATACCTCTGATTGTTTTAGGTGCCACATTATTATCTGGCTGTGCTCCGGGTAGTGTTGCTCCAAAAGTCACAACTCAAGAATATGTAGAACCAATGGTTGGTACAACTAACAAAGCATACATGGGGGATCCCATTATAAGGTCAGCTACTGGATATAAAACTGAATTGCTTAAACTTGGTAACGCGTCAGGATCACTATCAGAAATTAAAGAAGGGACATACTGCCATACCGGAAACAATGTTTATGCAAATCCGATTGATAAGAATTCAGTTGGGCTTAAGAACTTATATGGAGTAGTTGTTAACTCAGTAAACTATGTAACATATGATAAAGCAAAAAATACAATATCACCGCCTAATGGTACAACATACAATTCGAGTGAAATTTCAATACAGTATGTACCAAATGGATTATGTATGGTTAGTGATTCATTTGTAAAGACGATAGAGTATAATGGAAAGTCAGGCAACACATTAAAATTCACATATCGTGAATTCTCTAATAATATGGCGAGATCTGCATATACAACAGATTTTACTTTTGACCTTTCTGAAGGAACAAAAGTTGTCGCTTATAAAGGTGCTAAAATTCGAATTAACGAGGCAAATAATTCTCTTATAGACTACACAATTGTAAGTGGATTCGATTCAAGAAAAGAATTTTAAGTGTAAATTATTCGTTCCCCTTTGTTGGTTAAGGGGAACAAATTGTTTGAGTATCATATGTTGATATATAGTGTATTAGTATGGAATTAAAATAATCTAGAGTTAATTGTTTAGAGATATATTAGATGCGAAATAGCCCATACAAACTAGAAAGTAACATATCAATAATAACATTGATCACATTTATGTCATATGCGACATATGTATTTTATAAACTCGGTAACTCTGTTTATTATGGATATCCCATAAGTTTAATATGGATTGATTTCAATTCGTTAGTATTAACCCTTGTACAGAATGCAATTATAATAATTGCAGTTTTTATATTGTTAAGAAATGCATATAGAAGTTCGAATACTTTATTTCATAATATTACTGTAATTAGTACTGGAATGATGGCTCCTATGCTAATATTGGGTGATATATTGATGGAGTGGAAATTCTTTATCATAAACTTGATTTTATTTGTATCAATATTCTTACTAAATAGTTGTCTTAAAAAAACTTTCCAAGAAAAATCAAAGTCACTTTTTTCAAAATGGTCAGTGTGGACTTTAATAACTTATTTCTTTTTTGCTTTCTATATAGGTAATTATATGCCAAAAGTTTTCAACTGCATATATCAACGGTGGCTTGGACCTACACATTCATCATACTGATGGAGTTGTAGCAAGCTATAGTATCCCCAATATTGAAGCCCTAAGACGCTACGTAGAGTATGGAGTACATGAAGACGTACAACGCGACGCCGAAGAAGTAGAACGCATTCTAAGGGGCGTACAGGACGTTGTAGAGGAACTATCAGAAGACGAGAAACTACAGAAGAGTATCAAGAAATATACTGATTTAATCACTAAAGCAGCGAAAACAAAGAAATTACGCAAGCCAAAACCATAAAACAAAGAAGCACCTTTACAGGTGGTTGTCTCATTGCTGTAGATCGCCTTATAAAGATTCATAGCTATATTGAGCATAAGGCACACATAAAAACGTATCTAGGGTAATTGATTGTCCAAATAATTGCGGTACTGAATTTGAGTTCTCGAAACCAACCAACTATATCGGGATAATTTATAATTTTCATAGTTGCCATAGTAGTTGGTGTACTATATGATTCTTAATGCGTACCGATAAAAAATCCATTGATGAAGTATTGCAGTTTCAAAAAGAGTCTCAACAATTAATTCCTCACAGTAACTAACTGGAATAAGTCACAATGAAAAAAATAGTACTGGCTCTAATATTCATCGTCCCTTCTGTACTGGCAAATGTAGAACTTGCTAACGACGGACTATATCGGTGCGATGTATATATGTTTAAGGAAGTAGGTAAGCGTAACATCCCCCTCGATTCATTCAATCAATCGGGGTATATAAGTATCGATAATAGAAATGTGTCAAGTAACTTTGGCACTGAATCGGTAACATACAAACCACTAAAGCAAGTCAATGGTAGATTGTTTGCCATGGGCGTAAATACCCCCGACTACATTTATATATATGAATACGAGAAAAAACCTGTATATATGATCGGTATTACTGATAATGCGATATATATGACTTTCACCAACTGTAATTTAATAGATAACCTGTAATGAAAAAGACAATCATGGCAGGCTTTAAATATTCGGGGAATACGTACTATCAACGAGACAGTACTATGAATAGTAATCTATATATTTAGCTACTAAATGATTTAGTACAAATCATAAAATAATAAGAAGAGGCTAAATTTTACTATTAATATTAAAACTAACTTGTAATATTAATAGGAATTATTCATTTAAAATAGTGAGAAATATTTATTAATGAGTAATGAGTAATGAGTAATGAGTAATGAGTAATGAGTAATGAGTAATGAGTAATGAGTATATATAAATAATGGATGTAATAAAGTAGATGTCATAAATGAGTTTTCTCTATATAATGTATAATTATCAAATTATATTTATTATATTATGTGCCAGTACTAGTACTGGCATATATGAATTTAATAACTACTCATAAATGAATCTAATTACATTCCTGAGTTTAGTTTCACAGTTTGGTTGTAATATAACACTACCTTCTAAGTAATCACGTATTCTTTTCCAGGCATTGAAAGGTTTTCCTCCATCTGAAGGTGCATTTCCATCAATCATTGGATCCCATAGTAAATGTTCAAATGTATCATCTACTCGGAATACTCTTTCGGCACCAACTATATTTTCAATCTTCGCATTTGCACGAAATGCGTTTATTGGTGATATGTTACGTAATTCTTCTTCGGACATTCCTTTTCTATCAGTATCATGAACAACTTTAAATGGAATATTGAGTTTTGAAAGAATTCTCACTATGGCTGGGATTGTCCATTTCCCTCCAGCAGAAACAATAGTTGTATCTTTTACTAAATTTTTTGAGATACCGAATTTGTCGCATAGTTCTGAAGCAAACCTAAGTATTGCTACTTCTGTATCTCCCTCAACTACGACTACTCTTTTAGCGAAAAATGCTTCACAGACGGTAGGATGAAAATCTAATGCCGCTCGTAACATTTCCCTTTCATTATAATGTTCATCTACATGGAAAATTGTATCATCTATTTCATGAACCGTTCTAGTGCCGTCATTAGTATCCTTAATTAATTTTAGAGACGATGGGTTTTCTGCAATATCAATTAAGAATGGTGAATGTGTACTAACGATAACTTGGCAAGAGGCATTTGTTGATTTTTCTCTAAGTTTATCTCTCAGTAATCGCATCAAATGTGGATGTATATATAGCTCAGGTTCTTCATAAAGAATAATTGTTGATCTTTGAGACGTATTGACTTCGAATAAAGCATTAGATTCAAGTAAAGCATAAGCCAAAGCTCGTTGAACTCCACTACCCTGATATTCAAGTTGAGTTTCAAGTTTATCTTCAATGACTAATGTTGCTGCCTTCATTAAAGCAGAATTAATGTCAATTTCAGTTAGGCTTAATTTTACCTTAGATTTTAAGTCCATCACCTGATTAAGAGATTCAGTAATAGACTCCATTAATTCATGCAATCCTTCAATAACTTCACCATCAACTTCACCTTTCATCTTCTTGTGCAATAGGTCAAGCGAGGCAGTATATTGGGTGAAAGATGGGTCAGACTGTAGTACTGGATAAACTCTATTAGAAAATAAAAATCCAAAAGGTGTGCCTTTCTGTGATTTAAGATCGTCCTCAATTTTAAAACATGCTGGTATATATAATACATGCGGTAGAGCTTGCTGTAAGCTATTCTTAAAGTTAATGCCTTCAGAAGTCCAGCATAAATTAGATGAAACTTTTTCCGGATGCCTTTGTTTTATTAATCCAATAATGTCACTTTGCATTTCCTTGTAGCTTTTAGCATTATTACAATTAAGTTCATTTATGATGTTTAGCAACCACGGAATATTTCTTGCGGCGGTTATAGACGTTGTATAGTCCTCTATATCTTCTTTGCAATAAAATGCTTCATAACAAGGAAGACCTATACATCCATTGTCATGATCCCATTTAGCTCTAACTCGAATACTGAGTTTCCCTTCATGAATTAGATTAGAAATGGCTGGTTTATTTTGCTCGCAATCTTGTATGTCGGAAAAAACTCCTGTGATGATCATTTCTTCATTACTGGGTGTACGAAATGGCCAATCTTCAGACGTTGGATTAGTTGTATCAACAAGTATTTTTATCGCTTTAAGTATGGTTGATTTACCAATGTTATTAGAACCTATTAAGGTTGTAAAGTTTTCGAGATTGATAGAGGCAGAAGAAATACCTCTAAAGTTTTGTATGTCAATACGAACTAATTTCATTATGGAAACCTACAAGAAAAAAGGGATTATTTAATACCATTACCAGAGAGAGAATAAAAATAATATCTCCAAAACTGTGACATATGTTGTTCTTTTATATTGATTGTTACATGGTTGATGGTTTTGTGTGTTGACTAATAGTTTTTCAGTAATTTATTTGATTAATATGACATATGGATAAGTCATTGCGTACTGGGGTAAATACATCTTATAGAGTATTAATATGGTTTATTACTGTGAATACTGTAATGGAGTAAATCATTTATTTTCATTAGTAATAGGTACTCCCGAAAATCTGGGTGATCGTGGAGTTTTCGCCGCGAATTATAAAAAATATCTATGAAATTTTTTCATAAGAACACGCAAGATCGATAGCTAAAGTAATAAGTACCGAAACATATAGAAAATACCAATCAATGGAAAATGAATAAAAAGTGAATAGGAAATCACATGGCAAAAAATAAAGACGATGGAACCCGCTATACTTACACCGAGATCGCGGAAAGATTCGGCGTAGAAATTAGTACCGCTTCGCGTATCTGGTCGGGGAAAGGATTAGATATCAACTGGCCTAAAAAATTAGTTGATCAGTGGTTACTGGCGAACGTAATCGAACCCATGCGTAATGGTGATGTAAAAGGAATGATTCATAAAGCCACACTACGCAAACTAGAAGCAGAAGCAGACCTAAAAGAATTAGAACTACGCCAGCAATCAGGCGAACTAATTCCCGTGGCAGTAGTACAGCAAACATTAGCCCAATACTTCTACCAACTACGACAAGTAATTAGAAGTATTCCCGCATCAAGTTATGTTGAACTATTCGAATCACAAGACGCATTAGAATTAAAAATTAAATTACAGGATAAGATAGACCGCCAGTTAGAAGAGATTGGTAGCTATGAATATGAGGGAACATATGAAGAACAACTACCAGAAGATGATGAAGGTACTAACGAGAGCGGCGAAATCAATCCTACCGCCGAAGAAACAACTACCAGCGGAATGGGTAGAGAATAACCTAGTCTTTCCTGATGGCGAGCTACAGGGGCAACGTGTCAAATTATTTGAGTTTCAGAAAAAGCCCTTGAATGACATAGTAAATCCTCGCATCCGTAAAGTGGTGCTCATGAGTAGTGCACAACTTCTCAAAACAACTGTACTTCAGAATAGTATGTACTACTTCCTAGCTAATGATCCAAGTAACATGATCTTCGCAGGTGCTACTGGTGGTACTACAAGTAAGTTCCGTACTGGTAAATGGCAGGCAGTCATCGAAGCATGTCCGGTACTAAAAAATCTAGTTAGTAATAAGAATGATAAGAACTTTACGAACAACGATAAGACACAACAAAACTTAGATGGTACTTTTACCTACTTCCTAACATTAGGTAGTAGTGCCCAACTTCGTGGCTTGAGTTCGCCTCGTGTCTTCCTTGACGAAATATCCAATATTGATCCGAATGGCGATGAAGGCAATCCATTAAAGTTAGCAGAACAGCGTACAAAGGCTTTTAGTAATCCCCTTATTATGTGTTGTTCTACTCCCCTTGATGAACATGACTTAATTACGCAACAGTACGAACAAAGTAATAAACAAAAGTTTTATGTACCGTGTCCACACTGTAACCACTCTCACGAATTAGTTTTTGATAACGTTAAGTTTGACTGGAAGATTATCGAAGGTGGACGCCGCCGTATTCCTGATGCAGACACTGCAAGGCTAGAATGTCCTAAGTGTAGTAATGTAATCACTGAAGCCGAACGTGTACGAATGATTCGTAAAGGGGTATGGATTGCAACAGCCCCAGAAATATTAGATATCATGGGCTATCATGTATCTCGCTTATATTCTCCAATTAACTCTATCAAATCAATTGTTGCAGACTTTGCAGAAGCACATTATACATTTGACCTTGCATCATTTTATAATAACGTACTAGGACTTCCATATATTGATAAAGAGAATAGCGAACATGACTTAGTATTATTAGAGAATCTAAGAGATAGTGAAATTGATATTGATAATATACCAGACGATGTACTAGGAATTGTGATGGGAGTAGACCAACAGTTAGACCGTCTTGAAATAACTACATTAGGAGTAAGTGAAAAGAACCTATACGTACTTGATCATCGTAGTATCTATTCAATTGACTGTACTAAAATCGAAGCCCCAGCATGGAATAAGTTAACGGCCTTTGGTAATCATCCATTTAAAACACGTTCGGGTAAACCATTGAAGGTACTGGCCGGATTTGTCGATAGTTCGAACGGTAACGCAACCAGTACCGTATATCGTTTTTGTTCTAACTCTAATATCTTTAAACCTATTAAGGGTGGTACATCCAATACTAACCCACTATTCAAAGGTAGTACGGCTGGTGGTCACTCCCTGATTAACCTAAATGTTAACTTAGGTAAGACTAACGTTAGACAGTTGTTAAACCGTGCTGTATCAGATAATGAAAATAGTAAGGAAGTACAGATACACTTTAGCCATTCAGTACCGGATGATTACTTTATACAGGTAACAAGCGAGAAGCGAGTAATAAAGGCTGGTGCGTGGGTATGGGTGAAGAAAATTAGTAGTTCGAGGAATGAAACTTTGGATTGTCTTAATTACTCGCTTATATGTTTCCAGTGGTATCTTTCTAAATTGGGTAGTCAACCATTCCGACAACTAAGGGAATTTAACGCCAAACAAAAAGAGAAAGCAGGACTAAATAAAGAAGTAAATACAGAAGAAGCACCAACTAAGCCAACTCCTAAGCGAGTAATAAGGCCGCGTAAGGGTGGTGGTTTCTTTAAATAAGGAAAATAAAATGGCAATAGTTCGCAAAGTAACCCTAAGAGGCGATATCTTTAAAGGCGAGACTATTACATTCGATTACCCCGCAGGATCAGAAGTAGACCTAATCGATCCTAACGGGGTAAAAACTTCATACACATACCCTTTCCCAGCTATTGATACTAGTAACTGGGATGCAGGGGTCTGGACTGCAATTATTAACAGTACCGTAGCGTATGGCGTACAACAATTCGAAGTAATAGATCCAACTTCAAAGGCGTCCGAATATAACGACCTGATGCAAATCATTAAAGATATTGATCAGATCATCATGGACAGAATTAAAGGCGGTGGTGTACTAAGTCAATCAATCCAAAATAAATCATTAACATATGAAAGTAGTGAGATTCTAATGAAACTACGCCCTGTTTATGTCAGCCGTGCAAATGATTTACTATCGGATATGAAAGGCTTTAATACTGGATGCCCTATTAAATCAATTACTACATTTAGGAGATCCCGCTAATGTTCGGATGGAATAAAAAGAAAGTAGAAGAACCTAAGCAGAAGGTATTAGTACAGAAGCCTATCAAGCTAATGAAGAATAACCCTATGAAGCGTGCAATGTCTTCCCTGAATCTAGGATCTTCCAGTCCTGTTATCTCCTTCGGTTTCACGGGTGGTAATCAGGCAGGTAATATTAACGCTATCATTAACCGTACTCTACCGGTAATGGTCGCCGTGAGTCGTGAACTCTCAATTAAGAATGGTATTGTTAAAAAATATGTTTCTACTAACTCAGCAGGTGTAACGGGTGCAGATGGTCTTTATATTCGCCCTTGTACTCACTCTTCTGATAGTGAACAGGTTAACCAGTCAATCGATAAACAATTAGAAGATGCATTCTATGCATGGTCAGAAGATCCTAAAGCCTTTTCACGTTGCGGTACTCTGGATATCAGTACCTTTCAGCGACTAGTAGAACGTACTCGTTCCGTAGATGGAGATTGTTTCATCCGTATTCATAGTCGTCCAGGTGAATTACCACAGATTGAGATCATCGATTCAATGCGTATCTCTACCTATGAGAACCAGTTACTACCATCAGGTAACTATATTAGTAATGGTATAGAATTTGATATTAATACTAACCGCCCTGTAGCGTACTGGATCACACGATATAATCCTATCATGTACAACTATATGATTGAAGAACGTGAACGCGTACCAGCAGACGAGATTCTACACCTGTTTCAACAGGACTACCCAACACAGCAACGCGGGATACCTGATGTACATTCCGGTACTGAAAAGTTAAAAGAGTTAGAGGAATTTATGGCGGCAGCAATTACTTCCCGTAAGGTTGCAGCGTCCGCAATGGCCTTTATCACTAATCCAGATAATGACGATGTACAGCTACTGACTGATGACAGTGTTTCATACTATGACCAGGACTATTTAAATCCGGCTGCAATCGTAGAACTACAGGCAGGTCAGGATATTAAAACAGTAAACCCATCTCAGACTACTGACGGGATTCAAGAGTTTATTGATAACCAAATGATGATGATTGCAATGGGCTTAGATATTACAAAACAATCCCTAACCTCAGATACTAGTAATGCTTCATTCAGTGCTGCAAAGTTAACTGATAAATTACAGCAATCAACATTTAAAAGCCGCACTAATGCTTTAATTGTTTCTGTACTAAAACCGCTTTATATTGCATGGTTAAAATCTGCAATGCTAAATAGTAGTACATTAAGCAATTTAAATTTTAGTGATTTTAATAAATTGACTCATGCACAATATGTACAGACTCGTCAAATCTCCCTTGATCCATATAAAGACCTACAAACCGAAGTATTAGCAATTGATAACGGTTTGAAGAGTAAGGCTATGGTAATTTCAGAGATGGGCTATGATCCTGTTATCGTCATGGAAGAAATCAACAAGGAAAATAAAGAAAATGGAATTGAACAAGAACCAGACGAGGGCGATCAATCTAACACAAATCAATAATGCCATTGATGAAGCTGATAGAACTGTAGAACTCTCATTTGCAAGCGAAATTCCAGTAGTACGCGATATTAAAGGGACTCTCTATAATGAGATCCTTTTATGCAGTCCTGAAAACGTAGACTTAAGCCGTCTTAATGACGGTGCACCTGTACTAGTAGAACATGATGCAATGCGTCAGGTCGGTATAGTTGAGAATGCCCGCGTAGATATGGATAAAGTATGTCGTGCTACTGTACGTTTTAGTGCACTTGGAACAGCAAATACTATCTTCGGTATGATCTTAGAAGGTATTCGCCCTAAAGTGTCCGTAGGTTATAACATCTTAGATTACTACCTAGATGGTAATAATCTAATTGTTTCTAAATGGCAACCATACGAAGTATCCAGTGTTTCGCAGCCAGCGGACAACACCGTCGGCATCGGAAGATCACTAAATAGTAATGAAGAAATCACACTAGAGGATCTACCCGAAATGGAACAAGAACAAAAAGAAGAACTAGTACAGGAAGTTGAAGTTATTAAGGAAGTACAGGAAGAAGAAGTACAAGCCGAAGTAATCGAAGAAGAAGAAGTAGTTCAAGAAGAATCAGTAGAAGTAGTAGAAGAACCAGAAGTAATTGAGGAAGTACAGGAAGTACAACCTGAATTAGTAGAGGAACGTTCTATTGCCGTAACTGATATTCAGGAAAGCATAAATAAAGAAGTAGAAGCAAATCGTATTCGCGAACTTCGATCTATTTCTTCGGTACTAGGTGTTAGTACAGAAGAAGCAATTAAAAACGGTGTAAGCGTTGAAGACTTTAAACGCTCACTAAATACAGATAATAAATCAATTGATAAGGATATCAAAAAAATGGAAAAGAAATCTCTAATTAACGAAGGTCTACGCAGTCTAAAAGGTGAAGCACATGATCTAGAATCCTTCGAAAAAGGTGCACGTGGTTATAACGCAGACCTAAACGCTATGGTACGTTCTACTGACGATACTACTTCTACTGTAACCGCCGCAGGTCTAGTAAAAGAAGAACTAGCAGACAGCTATATTCGTCAACTACTCGCAGCTACTGTACTAGGTCAACTACCAGTAACCGTATTTGGTGGGCTTGCAGGCCGTGGTAACTTCTCTATCCCACGTGCAAAAGGTATGACTCCAGCAGCTAAATTCTACAACGAAGATGAAGCAGTTACCGACGGTTTCGAAACTTTCGATAAAATTACACTTAAGCCTCGCATGTATGCTGCGGGTATTAAAATCACTAAAGCAATGCTACTAAGCAACGCAGCTACCGAACGTTATGTTACCGATGAACTAGAGCCTGTACATAGATTTGTGTAATTGCCTGATTTTGATATGTTCAATCCAGCATCAAATGAAGGTTAATTTATGGACGAAAAACAGTTACAGGCTCTGGCTAACGAACTGGCCAAAAACCTCAAAACCCCTGAAGACCTCAGTCAGTTTGATCGGCTGCTGAAAAAACTCAGCGTTGAAGCCGCTCTC